GCAGTTGAAATTTCAAACGATTACAATAACTTAGCGCAATTTCCCGTTTCCAATTTTCACTTATCCGTTGCCTTCCCAGCCTTGTCTGGCAACGATCGAATTCGGATTGGAAACGCCTCGAAACCCGCGACTAATTCGAAGCGAAATCTACCTGAGAGCTCGAATCCAATCCTCGACTGCGGATTCATGCCAGGCGACAGCCCGAGCGCCTAGCTTGACACCAGCCGGAAATGTTCCTGCGCCAATCCTGCGATATATCTCGCTCTTGGACAAACCAATGCGTGAGCGGACCTCCGCGAAGCGCAGCAGGCGCTCCGGACGATCCAGTCGCGAATTTTCGTGCAGGTCGCTCATGCTATTTCTCCTTGTGAAATCTCACGTGAGATTGTTGGTCGCAGGTGATAGCGCCCGCTGCCTTCTCCGCCGTTGCAAATTCAGCCGGACGCCCGTCAACTCTGACAGGATGGTTACGTGTCAATAACGCGTGCTACAGTCCCCGCGGATTTCGTCATAGGAGTTCAGCATGGGATTCGCGTTCATTCGAGAGGGCGATCATACGGACCACGGTGGCACTGTACTGTCATCCGGAGCGATTACTTTCATCGACGGTCGGCCAATTGCGTTTGTTGGCACGATGGTCACGTGCCCGAAGTGCAAGGGAGTATTTCCGATCGTCACCAGTAGGAATCCCGGCATGAATTTCGACGGTCGGCGAGCGGCATTTCAGGGAGACATGACCGCATGTGGCGCGACGCTGATAGCTAGCCAGGGCGATGCGGTTGCGAACGTTCCCGTGGGCTCTGGTGGTACCACGATGTCGGCTCGGCATGAGGCCGATGGTTCAACGGAGCGTTATCGCGGTCGATTCCAGGTCGTCGGCGCGGACGGGCGGCCGGCCGCAAATAGCCCGTACAGTTTGCAAACCCCAGAGGGCCAGACCATCAGCGGCACAACCGATGCCGACGGTTACACCCAGTGGCATCACGCCGACTCGCCTGCCTCCCTGATATTCGGCCGGGAGAAGCCTGAATGAGCCACGACGTTCCCGGCGGAATGTCGACCGAAGGTACGACGACTAAGGTGTATCTCGGCGGCGATCTCGATCAGCAGGACAAAAAAGTACTCTGCGGAGCGCTTTGCCAATGCAAGAAAGGCCCGAACATCAGCATCGTCGGCGCCCGACTAAAGCAGGCATGCGTGGCGACAAAGCTGAACGCGCTGGATGCTAGGGGCGATAGCATCTACAAGCCCGAAATCAGCTACAACATGAACGAATACCCGCCAGCGCCTATCATGTCGTCGCGAAATCCGCTCGAGCCGCACGGGTTCATTCCGAACTGGATCAAGGCGCACTACCCGGAAGGCTACGTCCCTGGCGTTGGCTGGATCCGACGACCTGATGTCGTGATCGTCAAAGACCCCGGAAAGCCGCCCACGCAAGATAATCTGTCCGGCGTGGTCGAAATGAAATTCCCGCCAGACAAACGTGACATCGAGCAGATAGCGGATTACCAGGAAATTGCAGGCCCGAACGCAAAGGTCACCGAACTCGACCCCGCGACCTGTGGCTGCCCTGACGACGGAGGCGAAGAGTCATCCAGTCCGACCGCCGACGCGCTGCGCGACGCCTTTTCGTCGATTGGAAGGCAGGTGAGGAAGCTGCTCAACCAAACCGGAGCTGGCCCCGCCCCAGGAGGCGGCATGCCGCCTTCTGTACCCGTTCCAGTTCTCTAATTGACATGACCGACAAAGCATTCATCGAATACGCGAAAGCACATCAGCTCGAAGCGCTGATTCCGGGCGGAGCGCTCGAGCCGACCGACAAGCACGACTATGTCGGTGCTGCCGTCGTTGTGCGTGCCGCACTGTTCTTCCGCAACGCTGCGGACCCTGAAGTACGCCGGGCGATAGCGGAGTGCTACGAGCAATATCGCGAGATCGCGAAGGACGAGCTGAAATGGCTTTGGCAGGACGGGAAGGAGCCCGTCAAGATCAAGGGCGGAAACCTTCCCTCCGGCACATTCACGTCATACTCCGACAAGGCAGCACTGACCGCATACGTGACATCAGGGAATGCCTCGGCCGACGCCGGGTTCTGGCATTTTCAGGTGTTCGGTCAGCAACGCTGGCGCGAATCTCGCCCGCATGCAGGTCTGAACACGCTGACATTTTCCACGTCGCTGCTGTACGTCGCCGAGAACCCTACTGCGTTCCAGAAACTGTTCGTAGACTTCGCCCGTCGGCTCAAAGTTGTCAGTGGGTATGCCGGATACGCAGTGAATCTCAGTCTCGCGAAAACAGCAGCAAACGTGCCGACCGAATACCAGCTCGCAAAGCAGATGATTGCCCTTGACGTTGGCGAACCGCTACTGCACGCGGCACGCCTGCGTGACGGCATCAAGACGGTCGGCTGGCTTACCGCGCTCGACAAGGAACTGCTCGATAAGGCCGGCGGGCTCGATACCCTGCGAAACGAACTGCCCCCAGCCTGGTACGCGCTCTACGATCTGAACGGCGGCGTTGTGATACAGGCTGGCCGGCGCCCTGAATCGGGCTCGTCGACCGACGGCGATGAGAACGGGCCGCCCGTTCCGCCTCCCAACTACGTGATCCTCAACGCGGCCCTCAAATCGGTGCGCGTTCCTTCCGTGTGGCAGTTGCAAATTGGCCAGCCAGGCTCGGCTTCACCGTATTTCGCCACAACCGCGGAAAGCGATGACTGGTTGCGACGCTTCGATGTGCCGGATGGTCAGCTTGTCGAGTACAAGGCGAAGCTGCTGCATACACCACCGCTCGATACCGACTGCATGTTGCCGGATCACATATGAGCACTAGGCGCGAGCGAAGGTTCTGCTGTCTAAGCTGACGCTATGACAAACGACGAAATCGCTGCTTGGGCCAAGGATCCGCGCCGAGCGGACACGATGCCCTTCGGCCTGTACGAGCCCGCGCACCAGAAGGGCATCACCGGTGCCGCCTTGGTTGTGCGGGGCGTGCTCTACTTCCGCGACGGCTTCACACCCGCCGTCCGCCAAGCCCTGGTGCACTGCTTCACGCAATACAATGCGGCGATCGGGGAATATCACCACGCGCTCGAGGTGGCAGCCGGCGAGCAGCCATCGAAATCCGTTCCGCTGCGCTGGCTGTACGCCGAGGGCGAAGAGCCAGCCCAATACGACAAGGCCCCGGGATTCGAGACCATCGCGGCGCGCGTGCCCGCCGACGAAACGCTCGCGGTCGCGATGACGAGCGCCGCGCACAAGCTCGCCACCGGGTTCTACGAATTTACCGTGTTCGCGCTGAGCGAAGGGAAAGCAGCGCGCAGGCGCGGTCTCGACGGCTTGGCTTTCACGGTGCCCCGCGCGTTTCTCGTCCAGCGGCCGGGGGTATTCGAAACGCTGTTCAATGCGTTCGCCAAGGATCTACCGACCGTCCACGGACACGGCGGCCTGGCCGTGAACGTGCCTCCGATGGGGCGGCGGCCGAACGAGGCCAGCGAGTATTTCTACGCGCGCCGCTTCGGGCCTGGCATCGACGTCGGCGATCCGATGCGATCGACTGTCCGCAAGCTTTACATGAAGATCAAGACCGTCGACTGGCTGAACGCGCTCGACGGGGATCTCGTTCGCGCGGCTGGCGGCGCAACTTCGCTCATGCTCCCCCCTGACTGGTTCTCCCGCCAGCCATTCGGTGACGGCGGACTACTGATCAAGGCCGGCGTCGCACCGGAGTCCGGCGTGTCCAACGGACCGGGAGTTCCCGTCTCACCGCCGGCCGCGTACGTCATTCTGAATCGCGCGCTGAAGCCGATCATTGCGGATTCGGCCGATACCCTGCAGGACGGGACGCTCGATAGCACTGCGCCGCTGCTCAATACAGTCGCCGCGACCGAAGGATGGCTGCGCCGCTTTGATGTGTCGGATGACCAGCTCAACGCCTACTGGGTGGAGCTGCACAAAACACCCAAACTCCATAAGGATGCGTAGCCGTCTAGGACGCCCCGATTACATAACGACAACGCCGGGAAACAGTCTGACGGGGCCATCCCAACGCTTCCGGATCGCCCCTACAAGAGACGTAAAAATCCTGGACGAAGGGACGTTTAAAGGTCAAAATGTCCGCTGAGATTCCCAGCGAGAGCAAATATGACCCAGGCCCAGCCACTCGAACTATTGAAACAGGCCCGCAGCCGCTTCACGCAGCGCGAGATCGCCGAACACGTCGGCAAGGACGCAAAGACCGTTCGGCGCTGGGAAAAGGGCGAAACGCCCTGTCCAGCCATGTTGGAACCCGCATTGCGCGATATGCTGGAGACCGCGCAACCGAGTGGCACGAGTGCGGCCAACAACCGATTCCGTTTCATCGATCTGTTCGCCGGAATCGGTGGCATTCGCCTTGGTTTTGAGGCTCATGGCGGTGAATGCGTATTCACTAGCGAGTGGAACGACTTTTCGAAGAAGACGTACGTCGATAACTTCGGCGACCATCATCCTTTCATCGGTGACATCGTCCCATTCGCGGCCGAAAGTGTGCCAACTCATGACGTCTTGCTTGCCGGCTTCCCTTGCCAGCCGTTTAGTATCGCGGGAGTAAGCAAAAAGAACTCACTGGGCCGCCCGCACGGCTTCGAGTGCACTACTCAGGGCACTCTATTTTTCGACGTAGCCCGGATCATCGCAGCGAAGCGACCTGCGGCCTTCGTGTTGGAAAACGTGAAGAATTTGTTGTCGCACGATAAAGGCAACACTTTTGCCGTTATCTTGCAAACGTTGCGTGACGAGCTCCAGTATGACGTCCATTACAAGATCATCGACGGCCAGCACTTCACCCCTCAGCATCGTGAGCGAATCGTCATCGTCGGATTCCGGAAGAAGACCGGCTTCTCATGGGACGATCTGCGCTTGCCGGCAGATGGGCCTCGTCTCGCTTCGATTTTGCACAAGACTGACGGCAGCGAGCCAGTTCTTCCGTGGGACGGTGAGAGATTTTTTGATCACGAAAAGCGCAAGGTCCAATCCAAGTACACCCTGACGCCGAACCTCTGGACGTACCTACAAGCATATGCCGAGAAGCATCGCGCGGCGGGTAACGGCTTTGGATTTGGCATGGCCTATCCGGACAGCGTAACGCGTACGCTGTCGGCTCGATACCACAAGGACGGCTCGGAAATTCTCGTCTACCAAGGAAAAGGTAAGCGTCCGCGGCGCCTGACGCCTCGCGAATGTGCGCGGCTTATGGGCTTTCCGGATACGTACCGAATCCCCGTTAGTGATACGCAGGCGTACCGGCAATTTGGTAACAGCGTCGTGATGCCAGTGATGAAAGAGGTCGCTAGAATTATGACTCCACACATCCAGACGCTCGTTGCCGAGGAGCGTGACGGCACTCCGTCAACACTTCCGCTTTTCGCCTGATGGTTGACGTGGTAGACAGCGCCACCCGTAGCCGAATGATGTCCGGCATACGGGGGCGTAATACCAAACCCGAAATTCTCATTCGTAGTCTGCTACATCGTCAGGGCTTTCGATTTCGTCTCCATGTCCGGGATTTACCGGGAAAGCCCGATATTGTGTTGCCGCGCTATCATGCGGTCATATTCGTACACGGATGCTTCTGGCATGGACATGACTGCTCGCTCTTTAAGTTGCCCGGAACGCGAACGGATTTCTGGCGTGAAAAAATTGATCGAAATCGTGCCAATGATCATAAGGCACTAGCGGCCCTACGTACCCAAGGGTGGCGCGTTGGTATTGTGTGGGAGTGCGCTTTGCGTGGCGCAAACAAGAACATCGAGAGCGTTGCGACAGGCCTCGGACAGTGGCTTTACAGCGACGCATCAACAACGGAGCTTCGGGGATGAAGCCTGGTTATTTATCGGAGTACTTTGAGGGGGTCGCTGCGAAGCGCTTGAGCGCAGTAGAGGCGGACGAAACCCGCTCGAATCAGCATGAGTATCAAGCCATCGCGCGAATGCTCGAATTCATGGGGCGTCCTGATGAGAATACCCGTCTACCTGCGCGATATGTTTACGTTAACGACGATGATCCCGATCCTATCGTCGAGGATGCCTTTCTGACGCTGTACAACTGTCGGAAGGGGCAATTTCGAAAGGGAAAACCACGAAGTCCAGAATTCAGGTTTTACTTTCCGACTACTACGGTCTCGCTGAACGCAAGCGAGGGCGATCTACTGTTCATTGCCAAGAAACGCGATGGCGGCTTGCTTGTCATCATTGCCGAGAACGGATCGAGTATCGGCCGCCAGATTGAATGGTTGTTTGGATTTGTCGATCTGGCTCATCCGGGGTTCTCCGTAAAATCCGAGCTGGAAACTGAACAAGATCGTATTGAGTTTGCTTCACGTTTCATTCTCGAAAACATCGGCATTGCCGTAGAGACATCGGAAGACAGCTATCTCGAAGAGATGTTAAAGCGCTTCTCCGGTCGCTTTCCAACAACCCGCGAATTCTCGGCCTACGCACGTTCGACGTTGAAGGATATCGACCCAAATGAATCGCCAGACTTAGTGTTAATGGCATGGATGGAGCGCGAGGAAATTCTGTTCCGGACACTTGAACGCTACCTTATCGCCGATCGCCTTTCTCAAGGTTTCGCCGACACCGCGAAATCCAGCGTCGATGTTGACGGCTTTCTATCGTTTTCACTCTCAGTTCAAAATCGTCGCAAAAGCCGCGTCGGTCTAGCCTTAGAAAACCATCTTGAACTGCTGTTTGCTGAATGTGGCGTCCGGTACGCACGGACAGCCGTCACCGAAAATAAGGCGAAGCCCGACTTTATCTTCCCCGACGTAGTTGAGTACCACAATCCAACATTCGACCCGATGAAACTCACCATGTTGGGTGTGAAGTCAACCTGCAAGGATCGCTGGCGTCAAGTACTTGCCGAAGCGGATCGCATCATGGACAAGCACCTGTTGACGCTGGAAACGGCGATCTCCGCGCATCAAACAGACGAAATGAGAGCGAAGCGTTTGCAACTCGTCGTGCCGCGCAAGCTGCATGAAACTTACACTGTGACGCAGCAAGCGTGGCTGATGGACATTGCCGGCTTTACAGAGTTAGTCAGGGCTCGGCAGGCATAAACTCATCTGGACGGCGTCTAACAACTGCGACGGATGATCGGACATCTCTTACGCTGCTCTTCCGTGTGAAACCGTGGATTGGAATGGCTTAGATTTTTAGATAGTGGCGCCACTTTGTTGGTTACAAAAGTGGATCTATTAAACGATATCGGGGAAAGCAACATATGGCTTTGCGGTCCAACCTAGTCAACCTTGACGCAATGATTAAGAGAGAGGATTTCGCCGCATCGGATGCGGAGTCTTCCAATTTCGAAAATGTTTCAACAATATCACTGAGAGACTTCACACAAGGCGGCCTCATCGGACCAAATCTCAGAAAACCAGATTTTCAAAGAGAAACGAATCACTGGGCTCCTGAGCAAGTCGTGTCTTTGCTGGAGTGCTTTGCAAACGGAGACCTGATTCCCTCGGTAATTCTGTGGCAGTCACCGACTTATCTGTTTGTCATCGACGGCGGACATCGGCTGAGCGTTCTAAAAGCCTGGATTGAGGATGATTACGGAGACGGTCCGACCTCACAAGCGTTTTTCGGGTATCAGATATCTGAAGAACAGAAGAAAATCGCGGAAAGAGTACGCTCACTGGTGAACAAGCGGGTCGGAAGCTGGAAGCACTATCAAGCAAAGTCTACCGATGAGAACCTCGACCCTGCTGAGCGAAAGAGGCTGAACGCGCTCATCACGCGGGGACTTCCCATTCAATGGGTCAAGGGCGACGCAGACAAAGCAGAAAGCTCATTTTTCAAGATCAACACCAAGGGAACTCCTCTGGACGATATTGAAGAGCTTTTACTTAAGAGTCGAAAGAAGCCGATTTCGATCGCTGCTCGAGCAATTATTCGAGCAGGCAAGGGGCATCGATATTGGTCGTCGTTTGAACCAGATAAGGCAAGCCAGATCGAGCAAATAGCCAAAAACCTGCACTCGACTTTATTCGATCCGGAGATAAAACGTCCGATTAAGACGCTTGATCTCCCCCTTGGCGGACCAAAAGGCGTCCGAACCGCACTGCAAGTTCTTATCGATATGGCTCTAATCGCGTCGCGCGATCAGGCCGGAGCCCCCAAAGACCTTACGGCGACAAGCGATGATCTCGACGGAAGCGAAACGGTCAAGGTACTAACCAAAACGCTTGCGCTAGCTCGAAGGATCACAGGCAATGACGATGGCAGCCTAGGTTTGCATCCTGCCGTGTATTTTTACGGACCAACAGGGCGTCACTCGGGCCCCATGTTCATGGGGACGGTCTCGCTGATCGGGCGAAAAATTTCCAACAACGACAAGCAATTTTTCCACAAATTCACGAAAGCCCGATCCAAGCTTGAAGAGATTCTTGTAACCCATAAAGATTTGATTGCGACGGCAACACAAAAGCACGTCAGCTCTAGACGCGTCAGCAAATACGCCGATCTTTTGGATGGGTTAATCAATCGCATCAATGATGACTTGTCAGTATCTGAAGCAGACATTGTCGAGCTGGCAGATCTCAATGGGAAAATAGTTACCGGCTCAAGCAACCACGCACCAAAAGAGTTCTCCGACGATGTAAAAAGTCAAAGCTTCATATATACCGCGCTGGCTTCATCAATACGTTGCCCGCTTTGCAATGGATATTTGGACACGGAGAAATCCGTATCCTATGATCACATCGTTCGTGCACGGGAAGGAGGAATGGGTCACTCCACTAATTGCCAGCTGACCCATCCGTATTGCAATCAATCCTTTAAACAATAGCCATCGCCCAGCGCGGCGCACCGGAAGCCGCTTTTCCGGCTACGGTGTACAGATACACAAAGATGCTTGAAACTGCCGTCGCGCCGGGAGGCATCGCCGCGCGCGATGGTGCATCGATTCGCATCATCGCGCATCAATACGCACGATTTTCGCGCGTCACGAAACGCCCGGGACCCCACACCACAAGGGGCGCCAGGCCGCTCAGCCAAGTGCACTAAAATCTGCCCGCCAAGCGAAGCCCGCAGGCGGGGAGGGGACCGCGCAGCGGCCGACGCGGCGGGGGCCTCCCCTACCCCCTCCCACCCCGCCGGATGCCCTGCACGGCCGCACGAAAGCCTCGCTACGGCTCCCGCCTCACGGCGTCCGACCCTTGCGCACCCTGCGCCGGCCAAGCCGCTGTAGCGCCTCTAATCGCGCCGGCCCCAAACGCGAAAAGGGCCGCGCCCGGTTTCCCGGTGCGCGGCCCTGCCGCATGACTTCGAATCGCCGCAGGCGCTACGCGGTCGCCGGCGGAATCTCGTAATCGTCGAACAACACGACCTCTTCGCCGAGCCAGTCGTTCAGCTCGGCGAAGCGGGCCTGCAGCGGCTTGATTTCGTTGCGACCGAACACGCGCGCCGCGGTGTCCGGCGTGCCGAACCCGCCCGAATTGCTCGGCACGATACCGAGCAGTTGCGGCGGCACGCGATGCGCGGCGAGCAGGTCGTCGCGCGTCACGTTCTTGATGTTGAAGAACTCGTCCTTCGCCGCGACCTCGGACACTGGGATGAGCTGGATACCGTCCTTTTTCCCGCCCGGCGCGTACATGAACACGTTGCGGAAATTGCCCGGCCCCTTCGCGTTCTTCAACGCCGTGCGCATGTTGTCGACATCCTCCTGCTTCTGCGCCGCGTCGGTCATGTAGAGGATGAAGCCGGCGTGGCTACCGTTTTCGTAATACTTCCGCCGGAACAGCGTCGACGACTCGTTCAGCCAGGCCGAGTGAAGCGAGCTGAGATATTCGGGCAGGCCGTACACCTCCTGGTTGATGTCCGGTCGCATGAGCTGGAACACGCTGCCCGGCTCGAACTCGTGCTTGTCCTGCCAGCCGTTCACGTACACAAAGCCACTGAAATCGGCCTTGCGCCGCGTGTATTTGGCCAGGGCCGGTTCGAGCCGCAGCGTGTCGCCGAGCTGATTGCGGCGGCGTTCCAGGTAGCCGTTGCCGAACGTCAGGAAGTCGAGCGCCCATCGCTCGAACGCATGCCGGGATAGCCACCTGTGAGGCCGGAACGTCGACGCCAGCACGTTCGCCTTGAAGTACAGCGCGGAGCTGTGGTGCGTGCTAGCGCGGAACGATTTCGCCAGGCCGGCGAAGCTGACGGGCGGCTCGAACCAATCGCCGTTCGACCAGCATTCGACGTAGTCGAGAATCTCGGCGCGGTTCATGACCGGCGTGGGATCGTCGAAGGTGAAGACCTCGGCGCGCGCCGGCGCGGTGCCGGCGGCGCCCGAATCCGGCGCGGCCGCGAACGTGCGCGGCGCGCGCGATCGGCGCTTGCTCATGAATAGAACTCCGTGAAAGATGAAGAATTGATGTCGCCGCCGGCGAGCGGTTCGCGGTCGATCGCGTGCAGGCAGGCCCATGCCAGGTCGGCGTGGCCCGTCTCTTCGTTGCGGTCGGCGGTGTACGTTGCGTGGCGGCCGCTCGCCGTCATGGTCTGTTTGATTCCCATGAACGCCGCGGCCAGGTCGGTCCATCCCGCGTCGAATTGCAGGCGGCCGTTGCGGATGACGGATTGCCCCTTCAGCACAAGGCGAGTTTTGACCTCGGGCGAGTAGTTCAATGCAACGGCCGCCGGGTAGAACTTCCGCACGAGCTGATAGACGCCCTGCCCCATGCCCGTCGTGTCGATCGCGATATAGCCGACGTTGTAGCGCTGCGTGATCTGTTCGATCGCCGCGGCCTGTTCCTCGAAGTCGTTGCCGCGGAACTGGTGACGTTCGAGCACGCGGAACGTCCCACCCTCGACACGCGGCGGCGCCACGACAACGAGACCGGCTGAGTCGCCAGTCAGCGCCGGATCGTAGCCAACCCACACCTCGCGATAGCCGAACGGACGCAGCAGCAGCGGCGAGAAGTCGTCGGCCCATTCCTCCCACGAGTCGACCATGCAGCGCTGCAGCTCGGCCAGCTTGAACACCGACACCGAATCGTCGATGAACTGGCACATCAGCAGGTTCGCGAAAGCCTCTGCACTGTACCGGCGCCGAAGTCTCTCCAGGTCGAACAAGTCGCAGCCGCCCTCGATCGCATCGAGTACGGTGACGATCTGACGCCACTGCTCGTCCTCGCCCAGCATGCCTCGCACGAGCGCTTCGTGGCTCGTGTCGATCTGGATACGATCGCTAGGCGCGCGCCCACGATTCGCATCGGCGCCGCTCCAGAACGCGTAGGCTTCATGGGTCGTACTCGACGGCGTGCTGAAGTAGGTCAGCCGCCAGCGTTTGTGCATCGCCATGCCCGACGCAACGGTATTCAGCTCGCGGAACTTCGGCACCCAGAAATATTCGTCGAAGTACAGATTGCCGTGATACGACTGCGCGGTGCGCGAGTTCGTCCCTAGGAAGTACAGCGTCGCACCGTTCGGCAGAATGATCGGATCGCCCGTCAGCTCAACGTCGGCCACGTCACGAGCGAACTGCACGATGTACTGTTTGAAGACGTGCGCCTGTGCTTTGCTGGCCGATAGAAAAATCTGGTTGCGGCCGGTATCGAGCGCGTCGACGAATGCCTCGCGTGCGAAATACCAGGTGGCGCCGATCTGCCGTGACTTCAGGATATTGCGCGTCTGCTGATCGCCGTTTCGATACCAGACCTTCTGGTAGTCGAACAGTGATTCGCGGAACGCCTTCACGATCCGCTCTTCCTGTTCCTCGCTGATTTCGTTTTTCGGCGGCTTGCGCTTCGGCCCGGCATTGCGCGCGGCAATGTTCGGGTTCAGGTCGCCTTCCTTCCCCGTCTCCCCGTATTTCTGCACGCGCGCGAGCCGCTCGATCTGTCGGCCGAGCAGGTCGATTTCCTTGTAGTCCGCGCCGTCCTTCTTGTCCTTCGCAATCAGGACCATCAGGCGCGTTTCGGCCGCCGCCTCGATGCGCTCGATCGGCGTCGCGTCTTTCCATTTATCGCGACGGCACCACGACGCCACCGTCGCGGGCTTCAGTTCGAGATGCCGCGCGATCGACGAGATGCGCCAGCCTTGCCAGTAGAGCGAGCGCGCGATCTGTCGCACGTTCGCTTCGCGTTGAATTGGATCTGTCGTTTCGAGCATGCGGCAAGCGTAGGGCGACGCGCGCGCGCGATCACGCGGAGCACTACGTACCCATGCGAGCAACATACGCCGCTCGTTGAGCCGTGGCGCATGAAGGTCGAACATGGGAACCACATTCACTGACCCACGGTTCGACCTCTCTCTATGGCAACCAACAAAACGAAGTTTTTCCGCGTCGCAGTCGAAGGTGCGACCGTCGACGGTCGCGAGATCAAGCGCGAATGGCTCACGCAGATGGCGAAGAACTACAACCGCGAACTGTACGGCGCTCGTCTCAATATCGAGCACCTGAAGGGATGGGCGCCGCTCTCGGCAACCAACCCGTTCGGCGCGTATGGCGATGTGATCGCGCTGAAGGCATCCGAGATCGAAGACGGCCCGCTGAAAGGCAAGATGGGGCTGTACGCGCAGCTCGATCCGACCGACGAGCTGGTCGCGCTGTCGAAGAAGCGCCAGAAGGTTTTCACGTCGATCGAAGTCAATCCCGACTTCGCCGACATCGGCGAAGCGTATCTGGTCGGCCTGGCCGCGACCGACGACCCGGCGAGCCTCGGCACCGAAGCACTGCAATTCGCGGCGCGCCGTTCGAACAATCTGTTCTCGGCCGCGTGCGAAACGTCGATCGAGTTCGAAGGCGAACCCGAATCGACGAGCCTGCTGTCCATCGTGAAGGGCATGTTCGCGCGCAATCGCTCGACGGACGATCAACGTGACGCCGACGTGCGCCACGCAGTCGAAGAAATCGCCGGCTTCGCCAGTCAACAGGGCCGCGACGTCGCCGCGCTGCGCGTCGACCTCACCACCGCGCAGGACGATGCGGCCGCCGCGAAGAAGCGCGCCGACGAGGCGATGGCCGCTGTCGAAGCACTGACTGCGAAGCTGTCGGCCACCGATAACGGCGCACCGCGGCGCCAGCCGTCGACCGGTTCGACCGGCGAGCTCGTGACCGACTGCTGATCCCTTCCACGCTCACACCCCGGAGAACCCAACTCATGAAGAAGGAAACGCGCCAGGCGTATCGAAAGTACGCCGCGCAAATCGCCAAGCTGAACGACACCGACGACGTATCGCAGAAATTCGCCGTCGAGCCGTCCGTCCAGCAAACGCTCGAAACCAAAATGCAGGAATCGAGCGCATTCCTGAAGAGCATCAACATCCTGCCCGTGACCGAGCTGGAAGGCGAAAAGCTCGGCCTGTCGGTATCCGGTCCGATCGCGAGCCGCACCGACACGACGAAGGCCGAACGCCAGCCGATCGACCCGACGGCGCTGGACAGCAACCGCTACCGCTGCGAGAAAACCGACTACGACACGGCCATTACGTACCGCAAGCTCGACGCCTGGGCGAAATTCCCCGACTTCCAGCAACGCATCCGCAATGTGATCCTCAACCAGTCTGCGCTCGACCGGATCATGATCGGCTGGAACGGCGTAAAGGCGGCACTGTCGACGGACAAAGCAGCGAACCCGCTGTTGCAGGACGTGAACATCGGTTGGCTGCAACAGTATCGCGACCGCGCCGGGCATCGCGTGCTGCACGAAGGTGCGAAGGAAGCCGGCAAGGTGCTCGTCGGTAAGGGCGGCGACTACGTGAACCTCGACGCGCTCGTGATGGACATCGTGTCGTCGATGATCGACCCGTGGTTCCAGGAAGACACGGGGCTCGTTGTGATCTGCGGCCGCGAGCTGCTGCACGACAAGTATTTCCCGATCGTCAACACGACGCAGGCACCGACCGAGCAGCTCGCGGCCGACCTGATCGTCAGCCAGAAGCGCATCGGCAACCTGCCGGCCGTGCGTGTGCCGTTCTTCCCGAAGCGCGCGATGATGGTGACGAAGCTGGAGAACCTGTCGATCTACTTCCAGGAAGGTGCGCGCCGTCGCTCGCTGATCGACAACCCGAAGCGCGACCAAATCGAGAACTACGAATCGTCGAACGACGCGTATGTCGTCGAAGACTTCGGTTGCGGCTGCGTCGCGGAAAACATCGAGCTGGTGGCGGCATGACGATCAACACGCCCGCTCGCGCGCACTTCGCGCGTGTGTCGGCCGCCCGCGCGGCGGCCGCGACGGCGCCCGGTCAGACGATGGCCGGTGCGACGCCCTACGAGCTGATGCTCGCGAAGCTCGCGGCCGACCGCCGCGCCCTGAAGGGCGTGCAGTCGGTCGCCCGCAAGGTCGAACTGAAGCGGAAGTTGCTGCCGGAGTACGCCGACTACGTGGCGGGCGTGTTGAACGGCGGCCGCGGCGCCCAGGACGACGTACTCGTGACGATCATGGTCTGGCGCATCGACGCCGGCGACTACGACGGTGCGCTCGCGATCGCCGCGTACGCGCTCACGCACGGCCTCGCGCTACCCGACCAGTTCGAACGGTCGCTCGCCTCCGTCGTCGCCGAGCAGTTCGCCGATGCCGCGCTGGCCGCGTTCCTTGAGCGCAGTACGTTCGACGCCGCCAGCCTGGAGCTGGTCGACGAGCTGACGGCCGACGCAGACATGCACGACCAGGTACGCGCAAAGCTCTGCAAGGCGCTTGGCTATGCCGTACAGGACGCCGACCCGCCGCGCGCTCTCGACTATCTGCGCCGCGCGCTGTCGTTGAACGATCGCGTCGGCGTGAAAAAAGACATCGATCGGCTCTCGAAGCTGATCGAAGCCTCGGGCCGTCAGGGCGACGGAACCGAAGGCACGTAAAGAGCCCACCCCGGCATGGCGGCACCGAAGGCACGGCCCAACGCCTGACGGACACAGGCCCTGACCTTCGGTCCACCGCCATCACTCCCCGAATCGACCATGAACAGTTTCGTTGCCACTGCTGCGCCTGCCGTCGCGGCGTCCCCGATCGACGGCACGCTGACGAACGACGGCTTCTTCCCGGACATCGACCTGTCGGCGCTGCGCGACGCGATGCGCCTGGACGGCACCGTGACGCGCGAACGCCTGCGCCACGCCGCGCGCGACGCCATGCTGACCGTGAACGACGAGCTGGCCGCGTGGCGCGCCCGACAGCGGGCAGCGGGCGCGGGTTCGCTTGCCGACGTGCCGGCCGAGCGGGTCGACGGCGAATCCGTGCACGTGTTCCGTTACCGGCGCGCGGTCTACCACCTGGCGCACGCGGATGTGACGGAGAAATACCGCGGCTTCGACTCGACGAAGAGCGGAGGCCAGGTGGCGGCCGAGCTGGCCGTGACCGCCGACGAGTCGCGCCGCAACGCACGGTGGGCCATCAGCGACATCCTGGGCGTCGCGCGCTCGACGGTTGAACTGATCTGATGAAGGTCGCCACGCTTCAGGGTGAAACGCTCGACGCCCTTTGCTGGCGGCACTACGCCAGCACGGCCGGCACCGTCGAAGCGGTCCTGGAAGCCAATCCCGGCCTCGCCGAGCTGGGCGTCGTGCTGCCGATGGGAACCGTCGTCGACATGCCCGAGCTGAACACGATCGAGCAGACGAAGCCCCTCCTGCAACTGTTTGACTGACCTGGAATTGTCCGAATGGCTGAACCGAACACCACTACCGCCGCAGCGCTTGCCGCCGCGATCGGCCTGGCCGGCATCGCGCCGGGCATCGACGGCGATGCGCTGATCGGCGCGTTCGCGGGCGCCGCGCTCGTCGTCGTCACCTCGAAAGACCTCGGCATCGGCCGGCGCGCCGCATACATGCTCATCTCGCTCGTGATGGGCTATCTGGCCGCGCCGGAAATCAACCACCTTGTGCCGGTCCGCTCATCGGGCGTCGCCGCGTTCTTCGCCGCCGCGCTCGTCATCACGGTCACGCTGACGCTGATGGAGCGCGTGAAGGACATCGACTTCGGCGCGCTGATCCGCAGGGGGAAATGACATGCACCTGTCGTTTGCCCTGGTCGCGCTCGCCGCGCACCTCGCCGTCATCCTGCGCGTACTGACCTACCGGAAGAACGGCGCGCGGCACCGTTCGCACGTTGCCTGGACGGCTTGGTTGATCGTCGCGATTTCCGGCGGCTCGGCAATCGAGCTGCTCATCCACCCGAAGCCGGTCGGCTTCTTCCAGGCCGTGCAGGCCGTGATGCTGGCCCTGTTCGTCTACCTCGCGCGCGGGAACGTCGCGCGCCTTCTCCGGAGCACCGAATCATGAATATTCTCCGCTTCAACGACCGCGGCGCCGAAGTCGGCCTGCTGCAGCAACGTCTCCTACGTGCCGGCTACGCGCTCGACGTGTCCCACCTGTACGACGAAGCGACCGAGCAGGCCGTTAAGGCGCTCCAGGCCGCCGCCGGGATCGTCGTCGACGGCCTCGCCGGCCCGAACACGTATGCCGTGCTGTCGGCCGGCCAGCGCGACCGCAAACACCTGACCGAAGCGGACATCGCGCGCGCCGCGGACAAGCTCGGCGTGTCGCCCGCGTGCGTGCGCGCTGTCACCGAAGTCGAATCGCGCGGCTCGGGCTTCCTGGCGGACGGACGGCCCGTGATCCTGTTCGAGCGGCATGTTATGTATCGGCAGCTCGTCGACAGCATCGGCGCGAACGACGCCGTCCACTACTCGCTCCTGTTCTCGAACGTCGTCAACCAGAAGCCGGGAGGCTACCAGGGCGGCAGCGCCGAATACGTGCGACTCGACACTGCCGCGCGAATCCACGCGGCGTCGGCTTACGAATCGGCGAGCTGGGGCGCGTTCCAGGTGATGGGCTACCACTGGAAGCGCCTCGGCTACGCGAGCATCGACGAGTTCGTCGCGCGGATGGAAACGAGCGAAGGCGACCAGCTCGACGGGTTCGTGCGCTTCGTCGCGGCCGACTCGTCGCTGCTGTCCGCCCTAAAGAACCGGAAGTGGGCCGCGTTCGCGAAGGGCTACAACGGCCCGGACTATGCCCGCAACCTCTACGACGCGAAGCTCGCCCAGGCGTACGAACGCTACGCCGGCACGAAGGCGGCCGCGTGACCGTGCCGAGCCTTCGGTTCTGGCTGGCGCTCGCTGCTCTCGTCGCGGCGGTCGCCGGCGCGCAATATGTGCGCGCGCTGCAGGGCCGCCTCGCCACAGCACAGGATGCCGTGCGCCAGGCGAAACAGGACGTAGGCGCGCGCGACGCGATCATCGGCCGGCTGCTCACGGATGCCCGCGAGAAAGACGAGCAGCGCGCGCAGCTCGACCGCACACGCGGCACCGTCGACGCGACGCTCGCCGCGTATCAATCGCAACTTCGGAGACTCATCGATGAGAACGAAGCCGTTCGCACGTGGGCTGCTGCTCGCCTGCCTGACGATGTTGTGCGCCTGCATAGCAGCCCCGCCCTCGCCGGCGCCGACGATTACGCTCAACGCGTGCGCAGCGGTGACGCGCTGCACCCTGCCCGCGACGCATCCGCAGACGAACGGTGATCTGAGCGACGCGCTGACCGTCGCGCGCGCGGCATGGGCGCGCTGTGCGGCCGAAGTCGACATGATTGCCGCGTGCCAGGCGCGCAGTCAGACGAACCCGCAGACGGCCGCCCATGATTAAACCGAACAGCCTGCGCGCCGCGCTCGTCGCGGCGCTCCCTCAACTCACCGCAGCACCCGACCTGCTCGTCGTCTTCATCAACGACGGCCACATTGTCGCGACCGGCACACGCACGCCATCGTTCGAATACCGGTACGAGTGCGAGATTCTCATCCGCGACTTCATCGGCAGCGCCGACGATGTGATGATCGCGGTCGTCGAATGGGTGCGCGCGAACCAGCCCGACCTCGTGACCAATGCCGACCAGGGCCGCGACGGCATGACGTTCATCGCCGACATCCTCGCGAACGATGCCGTCGACCTCGCGATCAAACTGAAGCTCACGGAAAGCGTTGTGGTCGGTACAGACGAAGGCGGCCGCCGCACGGTCAAACACGTCGACGACGCGGCCGAGCAATGGGTGGCGTGATGGACGACGATCTGCGTGCGCTTGAGAAGTGGGCCGGCGGGCTGCTCGCGAAGCTGGCGCCGGCAGCTCGCCGGCGACTGTTTCGCGAGCTGGGGCGCGATATGCGCCGCGCGCAGCAGTCGCGCGTCGCCGCGCAGCAGAACCCAGACGGCAGCGCGTACGTGCCGCGCAAGATCAAGAAGGGCGGCAAGGGCTTGCGCACCAAGGTCGGCCGCATCAAGCGGCAGGCGATGTTTCGCAAGCTGCGCACCGCCCGCTATCTGAGGATCGATGTCGACGACACGGGGCTCGCGATCGGCTTCGACGACCGCCTGTCGCGCATCGTGCGCGTTCACCAGGAAGGCCAGAAGGCCCCCGTCGAACCGGGCGGCCCGCTCGCACAGTATCCGGTGCGCGTCGTGCTCGGCTTCAGCTCGGCCGATCGCGAACTCGTGCGCGACCGGCTGCTACGCTACCTCAACCGCTGAATCGTTCACGGCAGCCAGGCGCGTCGACGCGATCGCGTGATACGCCTGGCTCGTCTCACATCCGACCCACTGCAGGCCGGCTTCGCGCGCGGCGACCAGGAACGTCCCGGAACCAGCGAACAGGTCACACACGACGCCGCCATCCGGCACCAGGCGCACCACATCGCGCGCCAGCTCGATCGGCTTTTCAGTGACGTGTTGCTTCGGCAGCGCCAGGCGTGTTGGGAACACGCCTGGCAGGTACACGTCACTTTCGTTCATCGGCCCGCGGCTCGCCCATACGATGAATTCGGCCTGTTGCGCGAATCCACCTCGACGCGGCCGCGTACGACCTGGCGTCTTGTCCCATACGGCGATGCCTCGGAGCGTCAGGCCGGCCGCCTGCACCACGTCCGTCAACGTCGCGAGCTGGCGCCAGTCGATAAAGCAAACGAGCAGCGCGCCGGGTTTCATCGCACGGCGGCATTCGGTCAGCCAGGCGTGGCACCAGAACGCCCAGGCGCGTTGATCCATGTTGTCGCCTTCGAAGTCGGTATAGACCGCCTTCGTGTCGCTGTTGATGTACTTCTGGCTCGGCGCGCGCGTTCGTGCGGACAGGTGCAGGCCGCCCGACGCATACGGGGGATCGGTGAATACCAGGTCGACGGACTGATCCGGCAGTGTGCGCGCCAGGGCGAGCGCGTCGACACGATGGAGCTGGTTGAGCATTGGGGTAATGTCGGCCGCGGGCACGGCGTCTGAAATGTGAATCGTCATGGTTCTGAGGCAACGTGAAAGGGACACCCGCGACGTGTGCGAGGCATGTCATCGAGCGAGCAATAACGATTGTCGACGCACGCTTGCTCGCGCGCGCGACGAGCATGCTGTACCCGCGAGCACGACATTTGCGTTCGCTCGCGTCACGCGAGGGCGGCCGGCAACATGGTCGGCATGGATGCGAACGAAATTCAACGACAGGCACGCAACGCCGTGCGCAAGGGCTCTATTCTCGATGTCGACCACGGCGCGGGCCTTTGCCGCGTCGCAGTCGGCGAGTCCGACGACGACGGCCTGCAAACCAACTGGATTCCCTGGCTCACCCCTGCGGCCGGCAGCACGCGCGAATGGCTTCCGCCGACGAAGGGCGAGCAGGTCGTGCTGCTCGGCCCGATGGGCGACTTCGCGCAAGCAGTCGCGCTGCGCGGCCTCTACTCGGACGCCGCGCCAGCGCCGGACAACTCCCCGAACACCCACACCCGCGTCTACGCGGACGGCGCGCGCGTCAGCTATGACCATGCGGCGCACGCTCTGACGGCCGAGCTGCCGGCCGGCGCGACCGTGCACATCGTCGCGCCGGGCGCGGTGGTCGTGCAGACGAAGGATGCGACGGTACAGGCCAAGCACATTCTGCTCGACGGTGACGCGACCGTGACGAAATCGCTGACCGTGAAAGGCCCTTTCGCGTTCGAATCCGGTATGACCGGCAAGGGCGGCGACGGCGGCGCCGTGATGAAGATCGACGGCAGCGCCGACTTCACCGGCGACGTGCTCGCCAATGGCGTCAGCCTTGTCAATCACCCGCACCAGGCGCAGGGGGAGTTCGCCATTACGTCGAAGCCGATCCGGAGCGGTGCATGAAGGGCATGAACGCTGTCACCGGTCGCGCGATTTCAGGCGTCGACCACCTGTCGCAGTCGGTCGGCCGGATTCTGACGACCCCGCTCGGCTCGTGCATCCAGCGCCGTTCGTTCGGTTCGGAATTGCCCGACCTGATCGACGCACCGACCAATGGCGCGACGCGCATTCGCCTGTATGCGGCCGCCGCGACTGCGCTGATGCGCTGGGAACCGCGTCTGACCGTCACTCGCGTGCAGCTCGTGGCGGATACCGATGAGGCGCTCGCCGGTCAGCAGCTCGTCGACATCGAAGGATGGACCGACGAGCGCGACGAGCCCGTGTCGCTGCGCGTCCCCGTTTTGAACGGAGTCGGCGCATGAGAACGACCCCGATCGACCTGTCGCAACTGCCGGCGCCCGATATCGTCGACCCGCTCGACTTCGAAACGGTCTTTGCTGAACGCAAGGCGCGGCTCATTTCCCTGTACCCGGCCGACCAACGTGCCGAGATCGCCGCGACGCTCGCTCTCGAATCCGAACCGCTGACGCGATCGTTGCAGGAGAACGCTTATCGCGAAGTGCTGCTGCGCCAGCTCATCAACGACAAGGCGCGGAGCATCCTGCTCGCGTATGCACGCGGCACGACGCTCGAACATATCGCCGCCCTCTTCGATGTAGAGCGCCTGGTCATCTCGGCCGGCGATCCTGAGAACGGCGTCGATCCGGTTTACGAGGATGACGACAGCCTGCGCGAGCGCGTGCAGCTCGCGCCGCGCGGTTTCTCCGTCGCCGGCCCTGAAGAAGCGTACGTGTTCCATGCGCGCTCGGCTGATGGCCGCGTGCTGTCTGCCGCTGCGTTCAGCCCGGAACCGTGTGTGATGGTCGTCACGATCCTGTCGCGCGAAGGTGATGGCACAGCGAGCGACGAGCTGATCGAGATCGTGAAAGAGAGTCTGGAGGGCAAGCGGCCGCAGACCGACGAAGTGATCGTGCAGAGCGCGAAGATTGTGCGCTACGCGATCCGCTCGACGCTGCGCTTCTTCTCCGGCCCGGACCGCGCCGTCGCGCTCGCGGAAGCGAACAAGCGCACGGCGAAGTTCGCCGCCGACATGCACCGCATCGGCATGGAAGTGACGGTCGACGGCCTGCACGCGGCGATGCGCGTGGCGGGCGTGCAGAAGGTATTGCTCGACTCGCCGGCCGGTGGCGTCGCCGTGACGGGCGAGCAGGCGCCGTACTGCACGGGAATCGAGCTGATCGATGGCGGGGTCGCGGATGAATAAGCCGATGCCGTCGTTGCTGCCGCCGAACGCGACCGCGCTCGAGCGGCGCCTGGCCGAGACCAACGCGCGAATCAGCGGCATCCCGGTCGACATCGGCACGCTGATGGACCCGGACGCGATCCCGCTGGCGTTCCTGCCGTGGCTCGCCTGGCACGTCGGCGTCGAGACCTGGAAAGACTACTGGCCCGAGCAGGTCAAGCGTGCGCGCGTGAAAACCGCGATCCGCATTGCGCGCATCAAGGGCACGGCCGAAGCCGTGCGCCAGGTATGCGCGTCGTTCGGCGCGAACGTGGCGATGCGCGAATGGTTCGAGATGACGCCGCGCGGCCGGCCGGGAACGTTCGACATTGTGCTGACGGTCGGCAGCCGCGACGGTGTGCCTGTGACCGCCGAATACGTCGCCGATATCCGCGCGGAAGTCGATCGCGCGAAGCGCGGTACCGCGCACTACACCTTCAAGCAGGGCTTTGGCGCGACCGGCGCGCAGCGCGTCGGCGCCGGCGCGCGCGCCGCAGCCTATTGCCGCCTTTCCCTCTCGGATACCTGAACATGGCTGGAAACCTGATCCAAATCACCGACGCCGGCCGCGCGGCGCTCGTCGCGGCGGGAAACACCGGCACCGTCGCGCACCGCGTCACCGAAATCGGTCTCGGCACCGCCGCTTTCGCTTTCGACAAGGGCATGAAGACCCTGCCGAACGAGCGCAAGCGCGTGACGACGTTCGGCGGCGAAAACGTCGCGCCGGACACCGTGCACGTCGTCATCCAGGACGACACGAACGACCAGTACACGTTGTACGCGTACGGCCTGTACCTGGACAACGGCGTGTTGTTCGGCGTCTATGTGCAGAGCACGCCGATTCTTGAAAAATCACCGGCCGCAATGCTGCTGCTCGCGAGCGACATCGTGTTCGCGTCGATCGATGCGGCGCAGCTTCAGTTCGGCCCGGCCACATTTCTGAACCCGCCGGCGACGACCGAACGCAAGGGCGTCGTAGAACTCGCCACGCAGGCCGAAGTCGACGCCAGCGCGGACGACACGCGCGCCATCACGCCGAAGACCGCTGCGGCCCGGTATGCTGCGCTGACTGGCGCGAAATTTACGGGACCGATCGTCGCGGAGTTTGACGCCGGCCCGGACACCGCCCATGTCAAGGTCATCCCGCCATCCGGCAAGACCGGCCGTGAAAGTCGTGTTCGACTGTACGGCACGTTCGGCGGCAACATCGCCGACACTGGCGCCCGTCTGGTCGCGACCATCCGGTCAGGGTTCGACAACGGTGCGTGGGGGCGCGAATACCTCGATATTTGGCTCAACAAAACGGGCAACGATACGCAGACCGACGCGTACCAGGCGCGCGCCGTACGCATCGCATACGGTGGCCGCGTTATCGTCGGCGACGTGAAAAATGATGACGGCGGCTCGCGACTTCTCGTCGGCGGCAACACCCTCACCGAAGGCACGAGCTATTCGAAGGCTGTTTCGATCGACGGCGGGGCCGGTAGCTTCTCGACGCTGTTCTTCGCCGATGGCGGCAAGGTGCGGTGGTCGCTGTTCAAGCGGGAAGGCGCTGCGACGGGCGGCAATGCGGGCAACGATTTCGGATTGAACGCGTTCGCCGACGACGGCGTCACCCAGTTCTCGGTGTTTCGCGTCAATCGCAGCACGCTGGTGTTTTCGCTCGCGAAGCGCCTGCTCGTCGGCGACGTGTCCGATGACGGTCGAAATGTCATTCAGGCGGGCGGAAATGTCACCGTCAAGGGTGGCGTGACCTCGCGTGAACTTGATGCCGGCGGTGCGAATTTCCGGGCCGTTTGTGGCGACTTCGGCGCGTTCTTGCGCAATGACGGTACAAATTTCTATCTGCTGTCGACGGCTAAGGGTGATCCGGAAGGCTTGTTCAACGGATTCCGGCCGCTCACGCTGAATTTCGCAACGGGTCGCGTCACGATCGACGACACCGGTTCGGGTACGTTGCTCGGGGGAGATGCCACCGTGCGCGGCGAGCTTTCAGTCGGGCGCACCGCCCAGGAAGCACGGTTGCGCCTCGGACCCAACGATGGGTATTTCTACTGCAACGCCCAGTCGATTGGTTGGTGGCGGAATACCGACGCGTTTCAGTATTTCTTTGACGACCGCACCTTCCGCATCAACGGCAAGCCGGTCTGGCACGCCGGAAACGTGACGCCGCTCGATCGCACGAAGGGCGGCTCGATGGCGGGTGATCTGTGGTTCGATCCGGGTAAGCGCATTTTTCTGTCGGAAGGTAGTGTCGGGTCCCCGTCGCTCACGTTCCAAAACGACGGAGCGCCAGACACGGGCTTGTATCACATAGCAGATGGCTCGTTCGGGATTACGTGCAACTCACTCCCCCAAGTGACGTTTACTCCGAACGGAACGAATTTCGAAAAGCCGGTACAGGGCCCGACGCCCCCGCAGGGTGATCGCTCGACGCGCCTCGCGACGACGGAATGGGTGCTGTCCGCCATTTCGACTGTGACGGTCGGCCAGATTGTCTTCGAGCCCCGCACGCTGGCGCGCGCCGGCTTCCTGAAAGCCAATGGCGTTGTCGTCAATCGTGCCGACTATCCGGCGCTGTGGGCATATGCCCAGGCGAGCGGTGCGCTCGTGTCCGAAGCCGAATGGAATAACGGTCGCTGGGGCTGCTTCTCAACCGGTGACGGCACGACGACGTTCCGCCTGCCCGAGATGCGCGGCGAGTTCATTCGCTGTTGGGCGGACGGCCGTAACGACATCGATCCGCAGCGCGCCATCGGCTCGTACCAGAGCGACCAGAACCGATCGCACGCGCACGGGGCGAGCGCCAGCGAAGTTGGCGACCACGCTCACTCGGCATGGACTGATGTTCAAGGCTGGCATGGCCACCACGGATGGACGGCCGGCGTCGGCGATCACCAGCACGTCTCACCGTGGGGCGAAAACTCCAGTCGTTACGCGCCACCATGGGGAACATGGGGAGGAAATGACAAAACCGGCTCAAACAACACTGACGGCGACAACACATGGGGCATGACCAGCCCTGCGGGCGGCCACAACCACGAATTCAACACCGAGGGCGAGGGCAACCACGGCCACAACGTCGGCATCGGCGGGGCTGGTCGGCACAGCCACGGCATCACCGTCAACGCGGATGGCGGCAACGAAGCCCGGCCACGCAACGTCGCGCTGCTCGCCATGATCCGCGCCTACTAATTTACGGACCTCGAAACATGCTGATTCACCACTACAGCCCATCGACCGGCGAATACTTGACCAGCAGCCAGCCCGACGCCGATCCGCGCAATGACGGACGCTGGCTCATTCCGTCGTCCGCGACGATCGATGCGCCGCCGCCGCGCACGCCGACCACCTGGCCGTTCTATCGCGACGGCGCTTGGTTCCTGCTGCCTGACTTCCGCGGGCGCGTCTGCTACCGCACCGACACCGGCGAGCCCGTCGAAATCGCGATTGCCGGCAAGACGCCCGACGATCTGGAGCTGACGACCGAGCCGCGGCCGTCGCCGCGCCACGCGTGGATCGACGACGCATGGACCGTTCCGCCCGAGCTGATCGCGCGCGAAAAGCGTGACGCCGCGATGGCCGAGTTCGAACGGCTGATGGAAATCGCACGCCGAGCGAACGCTGGCAAGGCCGACGCGTACGCCGCCGGCCTGCTCGACGACGAAGGCACCTACTACTTCAAAGCCTGGTCCGCGTACCAGATGGCGCTCGTCTCCGCGATCAACGCCGACACATTTCCGGCGGCAGTGGCGTGGCCCGCGACGCCCGCGCCATACGTGGCACCCGCCGAGCCGATCGAACCGCAAAACCCGGCCCCCGTCGCATCGACCTGACAACGGGCTTTCCCGTTTCCTCTCACCTGTACACCTATAGGAGCTGCACACCATGCCGCAGGATTACCACCACGGCGTACGCGTCATCGAAATCAACGAAGGCGGCCGGCCGATTCGCACGGTCTCCACGGCCGTGCTCGGCATCGTCTGCACCGGCGCCGACGCCGACCCGGCGACGTTCCCGCTCGACACGCCGGTGCTGCTGACGAACGTCATCGCGGCGCTTGGCAAGGCCGGCACGAAGGGCACGCTGCGCCGCACGCTCGACGCGATCGGCAAGCAGACGAAGCCCGTCACCGTCGTCGTGCGCGTCGCGGAAGGAAAGGACGAAGCCGAGACGACCGCGAACGTCATCGGCACCGTCACGCCGGACGGCAAATACACCGGCATGAAGGCGTTGCTGGCCGCGCAGGGGAAGCTCGCCGTGAAGCCGCGCATCCTGGTCGCGCCCGGCCTCGACACGCAGCCCGTCGCCGCAGCATTCGCGACGATCGCGCAATCGCTGCGCGCGATGGTGTACGTCGCCGCGCACGGCTGCAAGACGAAGGAAGAGGCGGTCGCGTACCGCAAGCAGTTCGGCCAGCGCGAAATCATGGTGATCTGGCCGGATTGGCTCGGCTGGGACGACATAACGAACTCGACCGTCGCCATCCCGGCGCCGGCGATCGCGGCGGGCCTGCGCGCGAAGATCGACAACGACATCGGCTGGCACAAGACGCTGTCGAACGTCGTCGTCAACGGCGTGACCGGCATCAGCGCGGACGTGTCGTGGGATTTGCAAGACCCGGCAACGGACGCCGGCTATCTGAACGAGAACCAGGTCACCACGCTCGTCAACCGAAACGGCTTCCGTTTCTGGGGCTCGCGCACGTGCGACGCGGACGGCAAGTTCTTCTTCGAGAACTACACGCGTTCGGCACAGGTGATCGCTGACACGATCGCCGAGGAACAGATGGGCGTCGTCGACGGCCCGCTCAACCCGTCGCGCGCGCGCGACATCATCGAGAACATCAACGCGTGGTTCCGCCGCGAAGTCTCGGTCGGCGAGCTGATCGGTGGCGGCGCCTGGTACGACCCGGAGCCGAACACGACCGACGAGCTGACGTCGGGCGGTACATGGATCGACTACGACTACACGCCGGTCCCGCCGCTCGAAAACCTGAAGCTGCGCCAGCGCATCACCGATCGCTATCTCGCCGATTTCGCCTCGCGCGTGTCGGCCTAACCAGGAGTCACACACATGGGTATGCCCCGCAAGCTGAAAGGCTTCAACCTGTTTCACAACGGCACCAACTTTGTCGGCGAGACGAAGGAAATCCAGCTCCCGAAGCTGTCGCGAAAGATGGAGGACTACCAGGGCGGCGGCATGAGCGGCCCGATCCCGATCGACTTCGGCCAGGAAGCGATCCAGCTCGAATGGACGTGCGGCGGCTTCATGGAGGATGTCGTTCGCATGTACGGCATCACCACGCACGACGGCGTGCAACTTCGTTTCTCGGGCGGCTACCAGCGCGAGGATTCGAAGACCTACGATTCGGTCGAAATCGTCGTGCGCGGCCGCCACAAGGAAATCGACATGGGTTCAGGCAAGCCGAAGGAAGACACCGATTTCAAGGTCACGACGGCGGCCAGCTACTACAAGCTGTCCATCAACGGTCAGGAGCTGATCGAGATGGATTTCATCAACATGATCGAGAAGATCAACGGTAACGACCTGCTCGCCGGTCTGCGCCAGGCGATCGGCCTGTAACCGCTTGTTCCCACCCCGCCCGCGCCAGCCGCGGGCATCCCTCTAAATCATCATCAGGACACGCAACATATGACGACCCTCGACACCAACAACGCCCCCACCGGCGGCGCCGTACTCGACGCGATCGCGGCCAACACGCACACCTTCGACACGCCGATCATGCACGGCGACCAGCCCATCACGCACGTGACCCTCGCGAAGCCGTCCGCCGGCGCACTGCGCGGCACGTCGCTCGCGGCGCTCGTGAATCTCGACGTGGACGCGCTGCGCAAGGTACTCCCGCGCATCACCACGCCGACGCTGACCGAAATGGATGTCACGTTGATGGACCCGGCCGACCTCGTGGCATTGGGGGGTATTTTTGCCGGTTTTTTGATGCCGAAGGCGCTGAAAGCGAGCATGGAATCCCAGAACGCGTAGAAGACGCGATGGCCGACGTCGCGACGGTGTTCGGCTGGACACCGCGCGACATGGACGACTTTTCACTTTCTGAGCTGATGGATTGGCGCGAGCGCGCCCGGATACGAAGCGGACACGAGTAACGATGGACAACGCCCTGAAACTGCGCGTCATGTTCGACATGGTCGACAACTGGACGAAGCCCTTGCGGAACATGCTGAACAGCAACAAGGGGCTCGCGCAGTCGTTGAAGGCGACGCGCGGCGAGCTGGCCGAACTCGGCAAGCAGCAGAAGGCCGTCGCCTCGTTCCGCGAGATGCGCACCGGGCTCGCTGACACCACGAAGAAGCTCGGCGCGGCGCAATCCAATGTGAAGGCGCTCGCCGGTTCGCTGCACGCGTTCGGCCCGCCCACTCGAAAAATGGTCGACGATCTGGCGCGCGCGCGTCAGGCAGCGTCGCGCCTGCGCGCCGAGCAGAAGAAACAGACGGCCGCCGTCGACGAGATGCGCGGCCGGCTCGCTCAGGCCGGTATCGAGACGCGCAACCTTTCGCAGCACGAGCGCACGCTGCGCTCGAGCATCGCGTCGACGACGGCCACGATGCAGGCGCAGACGCGCCAGCTCGAAGCGCTGACGGAGCGCGACCGCAAGCTCGCTGCGGCGCGCGGCAAGATGCAGGCGATGCAGGGCGTCGCCGGCGGGATGGCGATCGGCGGCTACGCCGCTCGCTCGACCGGCATGCGGATGCTCGGCGGCCTCGGCGGCACGCTCGACGAAGCGAAGAAGATGACGAACGAGCGAGCGCGCATCACGGCGCTCGGCCTCGGCGACCAGGCGACGCAGGACGCCGAGAAATACGTGCGCGCGATGAACATGATGGGCGTCAGCACGTCCGACAACATGACACTGATGCGCGACGCGCTGTCGATCTTCGCGGACGAGCATCACGCGCAGATGGTGATGCCGACGCTCGCAAAAATGAAGTTCGCGAACGAAGCACTGTTCGGCGCGGAGGACGCCCACGCGAACGAAGAGAAGTTCATGAACATGCTGAAGGTGATCGAGCTGCGCGGCGGCACGAAAGACGAAGCGACGTTCAAGAACGAAGCGAACATGGTGCAGAAAGTGCTGTCCGCAACCGGCGGCCGTGTCGGAGGCGACGAGTGGCGCAACTTCATCCAGACCGGCGGCGTCGCCGCGAAGCAGATGCGCCAGGACGCGTTCTATTACCAAATGGAACCGCTGATTCAGGAAATGGGCGGCCACGGCGTCGGCACTGGCCTCATGTCCGCATACAGCAACGCGTACCAGGGCAAGACAACGAAGCGTGCGGCGAACCAGATGATCGCGCTCGGTCTGCTCGACAGAAAAAAGGTCGTCGACACGAAAATCGGCACGATCAAGGAAATCAAGCCCGGCGCGCTCACTGGCGGCGATCTGTTCAAGGCGTCTCCGCTCGAATGGCTGGAAAAGGTGTTTCTCCCGAAGCTGGCCGCGAAGGGGATCACCGATCCGGACAAGGTGAAAGACATGATTTCGACGATCTTTACCAACCGGACTGCATCGAATCTGTTCACGACCATGTACATGCAGCGGGACCAGATTCACAAGAATGAAAAGCTCAATCGCGGCGCATACGGCATCGACGACGCGGCGAAGCTCGCAGCGCTGCAAACCCAGGGCAAGGAAAACGACCTGCTCGCGAAGGGGCGCGACTTGCGCCGCGAGATCGGCGAGCGCATCGCACCGCTGTACAACGCGGCGCTCGACAAGACCCGCGAGATTCTCGACGGCCTCATCGGCCTGATCCAGCGCCACGGCGCCGCGGCGAAGGTCATTCTGTCCGTGCTCGCCGCGTTCGCCGCGCTGCTCGTCGTGATGGGAACGTTCACGATCGTGCTCGCGGGCATCCTCGGGCCGCTCGCGATCGTGCGGTTCAGCATGGCGACGCTCGGCATTCAGGGCGGCTTCCTCGCGCGCACGCTCGGTGCGAGCGCGACCGGCTTCGGCCGATTGTCGGGTGCGGCTTCTCAGTTCTCTGTTGTCGGCAACGCTGCACGCGGGACCGCCGCTCGCATGCGCATCGCGCTGGCCGCCGCCTGGTCGGCATCATCGCCGCGCACCGCCTGGGCGACGTTGCGCGGTTACGCACGGACGCTGCGCGAAGGCATTCCAGCCGCCGGCCGCGCAGCTGTGTCGACCGTCGCCCAATGGGGGCGCACGGCAGCCACGTCGATGAAAGACGGTCTGGTCGCTGCTCGGCAATACACGGCGCAGGTATGGCGCGCTGTCGCCGCGCAGGCGGCCGCATCGCGCGCGGCCGTCGCTTCGCGCTGGACCGCCGCCCGGCAGTACGCCGGCCGCCGCGGCGTCGCCGGAATGTCGGTCGACGCGCTCAAGGGCGCAGGCGGTCTCATCAAGGGCGGGGCGGTCGGTGCAATCAACGGCGTCGGCGCAGCGCTCGGCGGGCTCGCGCAAATGCTGATGTTCGTCGGCCGCGTCGCGCTCATGAACCCGGTGGGCCTCGTCATCACCGGGATCGCGCTGGCCGCGCTGCTGATCGTTCGATATTGGGAGCCGATCAAGGCGTTCTTCTCGGGCTTCTGGCAGGGCTTGACCGAAGGTCTGCAACCGCTCGCGCCGATCTTCAACCGAGTCTTCGGCGTGCTCGGCGCGATGTTCGAACCGCTCAAACCTGCGTTCAACTGGCTGATGGATGCGGTCAAGGGCGTATGGGACTGGATTTCCCGTCTGCTGGGGCCGGTCGACGCGAGCAAGGAAAGTCTGGACAAGGCCAGCAACGCGGGCCGTGGCTTTGGCGAATGGCTCGCGAACATCATCGTCGTGGCCGCCAAGGTCGCCGAGAAGATGGCCGAATTCGGGGCGAACCTGATATCCGGCCTGGTCAACGGCATCACGAACGGCCTGGGCGCCGTGAAGGAAGCCATCACGAACGTCGCGACCTCGACCGTAACGTGGTTCAAGGAAAAGCTCGGCATTCACAGCCCGAGCCGCGTGTTCGCCGAGCTGGGCGGATTCGTCGGTGAGGGGGCGGCGCTTGGCATGGCAGGCGAAGCGCCGAGCGTCGCGCGCGCGGCGCTCGGGCTCGCGACGGCTGCCGTGACCGGATTCGGTACGCCCGCACTGTCGACGGCCGCGCCGCTCGTGCCAATCGACCGGCGGCCGCCGATCGCGGCGTCGGGTCCGGCTGCAGCGTCGTCTGCATCGGCCGCCGCGCCCGCGTCGATCATCATCAACATCTACCCGCAGGCCGGTGACGATCCGCGTGCGATCGCGCGCGCCGTGGCCGCCGAGCTGGATCGTCGCGAACGCGCGCAGCGTGCGCGCGCCGGCTCGCGCCTGTCCGACTGACATTCACGGAGGATCTGTCCCATGTTGCTGTCGCTGGATCAGTTCGTGTTCAGCCTGACTACCGCCCCCTTCCACGAGCTGAAGCGGCGCCGGAACTGGAAGCATCCGAAGAAATCGCGTATCGGCGCACGCGATGCTCGCCAGTACACCGGCCAGGGCGACGATGTCATCACGCTCGACGGCCTCATTGCGCCGGATCAAATCGGCACGAGCGCGTCAATCGACCAGCTCGTCCAGATGGCGAACATCGGCGAAGCGTACGTGTTGGTCGACGGTCTAGGGACTGTCTACGGCGCGTACCTCATCGTGGGGCTCGACGAGACGCGACGTTACTTCACCCGCGAAGGCACTGCGCGCCGGATCGAATTCACGTTGACGCTCGAATGCGTCGACGACGACGCGCTGCGCATCGACCAGGATGCAGCGCTGGCCGATGATTCGGAGACCGATGCCGAAGTGGACGCGGAGCCGAAGGCATGACAACGCGCGCGATGGAACACTCGAACGCGGCCGTGTATCGGCTCGAACGTGTTGAGCCGATGGCCGACTACCGCATCACGCTCGGCGGCCGCGACATCTCGCGGCGGTTCCTGCCGCGGCTCGAATCGTTGACCCTCACGGAATCTCGCTCTGACGATGCGGATACCGTCGACCTTGTGCTCGACGACTCGCGCGGCGACCTGGCGCTGCCGAAGCGCGGCGACGAAATCAAGGTGTCGATCGGCTGGGCCGGCGAGCAGCTCGTCGACAAGGGCACGTTCGTCGTGACCGAGTTCGAGCACAGCGGCGCGCCCGACACGCTGACCGTGCGCGCACGCTCGGCCTCGATGTCGAACGGCATGCAGGAGCGCCGTGAGAAAAGCTGGCACAAACAGACGATCGGCTCGATCGTGCGCGCGATCGCGGCGCGCTACAAGCTGACGCCCGCCGTCGCCGACGCGCTCGCGAAGATCGTCATCGCTCATATCGACCAGACGCACGAAAGCGATATGTCGTTTCTGACACGCCTGGCGAAGCGCTACGACGCCGTGATGAACGTCAAGGATTTGCGGTTGCTCTTCACTCCCATCGGCACCGGCAAGACCGTCAGCGGGAAAATTTTCCAAGTGTTAAATCTGACGCGTGCGAGTGGCGACCAGCACGCCTACCACGTGTCCGAACGCGAGAACTATTCAGCCGTGCGCGCGCACTACCATTCGAACGGCAAAGCGAAACGGAAGTCGGTGATTGTCGGTGGGGAGAACAACAAGAATGTGAAAGTGTTGCCGGAGGACTACGCGACGGAGGCAGAGGCTCGCGCGGCTGCGCAGGCCGAGTTCAAGCGCATGCAGCGTAGCCAGGCGACGATGCGCTATTCGCTTGCGCGCGGCCGCGCCGATCTGTTCCCCGAAATGCCGGTCACGCTGTCCGGCTTCAAACCGGAAATCGACGAGACCGCGTGGCTCGTGAAGAAGGCCACGCACACCATCGACAGTGACGGCGGATTCACAACCGGGCTCGACCTCGAAATGCGCGACGATCCGACGACCGAGCGGCACCGGTCGCATTTCAATAAGGGCGGAAAGTAAAAAGCCCGCACGCGGCGGGCTTCAGGTTGCTTGCTATGGGAGTCGGTCAGCGCGACTTCTAGTGATCGTTCATATTCGCTCGGATTGGCGGCCCGTCGTCGCAACGCCCAAGCGCCGCGCGCGCGACACGAAGATTTCCCATCGCCTGAATCGCAACTTCGAGCACGTGGCTGACCGACTGCATGGCATCGTCGATCGCTGCGCGTGCAACATCGCGCTCACCGCCGGTCATGTCCGAACGGACTCGCCCCCCGCCCATCGCTTGGGTGCGTGCGTCCGTATGACGGGCGGCCATGCCAACCGTGCCGTTGTTGTGCTTCATGTCGATGCTCATTCTTCTGGTCCCTCACAAACATGTTCATGGACCGACGACACGCAACACGACGCGGTTGCCTCGGAATCTCCCACGTCGCCAGCATCGCCGGCTTTCAGGATGCTAACTCAATACTGGATGGATATACAGTGTTTGTGTGAAGAATGGCTGGTGTGCGGCGACGCGCCCGGACTACTTCTTTCCGTCCTTCGCAGCCCGCTCGACACGCAAGCGTTCGATTTCGGCCATCGCACGATCAACGTTCTCTACCATGCGTTCGTCGAGCGCTGCGCGGCGGTTTTCGGGCAGGCGCTTCGCGCGCTGCGGCGTGCCAGTCTTAAGCATGACGGCCTGATTGAGAACGCTACCAATGAACGACTGCAGGGTGGCTTTGCCTGTTTCGTTGAGTTGCCGATATATGGCAACGAGTTCGGCCTCCTCTGCATCAGTTTCTGAGCGCTCATCGCTCTGGCGCCCCGCCTCCAATCTCTCGCCAGTCAGCACGTAGACGATGTCGACCCCGATCGAGCGCAGTGCCAAAAGAAAGCTGGTATCAGGTGCTCTTTCGTCCGATTCGTAGAACGCCAATGTCTTCCGGCCGAGTTGGCCGATCGCAGCGAACTCGTCCTGGCTCAAACCGATGCGCAGCCGCTCTTCACGCAGGCGCTTACCTACAGTTTCCATTTGTACCCATTTCTTGTATTTCTTGTTGACGTGTACTTTTGTGGCCATTACACTAGCCTTACCGTAACGCAAGGCTAACTATCAAAGTATACCGACCATGACTACCGCCAAAGGCCCGCGCCGATCACCACGCGGCACCCTGTCGGACAAGCCCGTATACGTCCGGCTGACATCCACCGAGCGCGACGAGCTCGAACAATTCGCCGCGCAGCGCAATCGCTCGATTTCGAGCATGGCGCGCGAGCTGATCCGAATCGGCGCGCGCCAGCTTCGCACCATCCCTCGTTCCCGTCCCGCCCGCTCGTGAATTGAGGAGCCCGCATGTATCCCGATCCCAAGCGCATCCGCAACAACAAGCACACCGTCCGCTTCGACGACTACGAGCAAGCCGTGTTGACGGCTCTCGCGAACTACCAGGGCGAGCAACTCGCCGTGTTGATTCGCGAGATCGTCATGCGCGAAGCGACCGCGGTGCTCGCCGAACGCAATGCCACGATTCTGGACCACGCCGGCGCCTGAACGAAGGCACCGATCCGCCAACAATGAGTAGCTCCTACGATGCCCGAAACCAGCACGGAGATTTCTTTCTCGGATGCCGACCGCGACGTGCTGGAACGTGTGCGCCAGCAGTACAGCCTCCCGTCGATCGAGGCGGCCGCCGAGTGGCTCGTGAAGCGTCGCCTGCGCCTCACTTCGAAGCAACTGAACGGTCGCGGCCGCGCCCTGTATCTCGTCCGGAGTAAGCCGAAATGCGCATCCTGAACCGCTGCCCCCACTGCCGCACGCGCGCAACCGCGCGCAGCAGCCGCGAAATGTCCCAGACCTTCCGGGAAGTCACGTACCAGTGCAACAACGTCGAGTGCGGCCACACGTACGTCGTGAACATGGAGTTCGCCCGCACCCTGTCACCGTCCGCGACCCCGAATCTGTCGCTAAACCTGCCGCTCTCGCCAAACGTGCGCGAGCGTCTCGTCGAGCAGCTCGAACTGCCCGTCTAGCGCCCTAAACCCCTTCCCCCTGTTTTCCCCTCGCATCGTGCCTATCCGGCGCGAGGGACTTTTTTTGCCTGAAAAAAGGAGATCAGCATGGCCACTCTCGCTTCTATCGCTGTCGTGATGCCGTTCGATCCGACCCGTCTGTCGCTCGACAAACGCCGCGAATACCTGCGCGCACTGTGGCGCGCCGACATCGATCCGCTCGTGTTCGTCGGCACCGCCCGCCGGCTCGGCTACGCGCTGGGCTGCCATTGGGACGCCGAGGCCGGCATGCCCGTCCTGACGCCCATCGTCCTGCACTGATCCGATGCGCGCGCCCCTCACCGACGTCGACCTGCGCGCGATGTGGCGCCGCCTGCGCATGGTCGGGAATTTCGACGCCCTGTGCCCGGCCGCCCGCCGTGCATTCGAATGCACGGCGAACGTATGGCGCGATCGAAAACCCGCGCCCGAATTGCCGGCCGTCGACGGGAAACGCCGCGCCGCGAACGACTTCGACTGACCCATCCGCGCCGGCCGCCGGCGCCCTCATCTGGAACCACACCATGAAGCCCTACGTTTTCAGCATCGGCGTGCTGCTGATGCTTTCCCTCTCCCTCACCGGCGTCTACTCCCTGGCCGCCGACGTGCTGCGCCTGTTCGACGTTCGGCTCGCCCGGCCGATCGCTTTTGTGATCGGCGTCGTCGCAATGATCGTCCTGGTCGCAGCGCTGGCCTGGGCCGTTCCGCCGCGGGGCTGACACGATGACGAACGAGCCCACCATTCGTTACGAGCTGCTGACTTCGGCCGGCCTGCGCACTGTCGCAGGCGATCACGTCGCTCTCCCGAACGACGCCGGCGCCACGTTCGGCATCCACACCGAACCACACCTGCACGACGGCCACCCCGAAAAGTGTGTCGTCACGCACCTGATATCGGGCATCCGCATCGGCCACGGCGCGACGCGTACCGCAGCTCTCGCGAACGCGACGTCGAATCTCGAACGCAACCGCAAGCGCCTGCGCACCATGCTCGACCAGGCGATCACCTCGCGCTACGAGCTGCAGCACGCCGTTCAACGCCTGCAACAGAACCATCACGACATCCTCGGAGGCGCAGCAGCATGACGGACACAACTACCCCTCACGACGCCGCGCTCGCGGCTTCCATCGCGGCGGCCGCCGACGTTCTTCGCTTCGACCACGAACCCGGCGGCCTCCAGCGCGTCGCGGTGCTCGCGCTGTTCGTCAGCGTCCTCGGCGATCGACTGGCCCTTGCCTTCCCTGCGTCGGCCGGCGCGCTCCGCGCGCTCGTCGACAGCCCCTCGACGCCCGGCAACCCTGCCGCCCTCTCTCTGCATCAACAGCAATAACGATGGCTTCGATCGACGAACTGAAACAACGCATCGACCTGCACGACCTTGCCGACCGTCTCGGCTTGAAGCGCGGCCGCGGCGGCGACCGCGCGCTCTACCACTCGCCGCAGCACGACGACAAGAGCCCGTCCCTGTCGATCTACGTGAACCACCCGAAGCACGGCACCGGCTGGCGCGACCACAGCGCCGACGTCGGCGGCTCGTGTATCGACCTGGTCATTCACACGCGCGGCGGCACGGTCGCCGACGCGGTGCGCTACCTGCACGACGCGTACGGCATCCCGCTCGACCGCCAGGCGCCGGCCGAGCGCCGCGAGAAAACGAAGTTCGAATACATCGCCGACTGCTGCTTCGCCGAGCGCGACCAGGTGCGCGAATACCTCGTCGGCCGCGGCATTTCCGCCACGGCGATCGATGCCGCCATCAGCGCGCGCACGCTCGGCTTCAACACCTGGACGAGTGCGAAGGTTACCGCCGGTGAAGTCGGCCACGGCGGGCCGGCCGCCGCGTTCATCGTGCGCGCACCGGGCGACGGCCGCGTCGTCGCCGTCGACATGCGCTATGTCGATCCGGCGCTGAACGGCGGCGTCAAGACGCAGACCCAGGGCGACAAGGCCGGCTACGGCTGGACCGCCGATGCTCGCCGGCTCGACAAGGCGAAGCGCGTGTTCATTGTCGAAAGCGCGATCAACGCGCTGTCGATCGACACCTGTGCGATGCCTGGCGCCGCCGCGCTCGCGCTGCGCGGCCTGGCGAACGTCGACGGCATCGACTTCGCGTTCCTGCGCGGCAAACAGGTCGTGATCTGCCTGGACAACGACGAGCCGTTCGCGGACGGCCATCCACGCGCCGGCCGCCGTCCTGGCCCTGAAGCGGCGTGGGCGCTGTATGAACGCCTCACTGCGCTGAACATCAGCGCGTTGCTCGTCGACCAATCCGGCTGGCTCGCGGACCTGGCTGACGGCGAGAAGACGGCCAAGCCTATCAACGACGTGAACGACTACCTGCAACTGCGCGGCCCCGTCGAGCTGCAGCGCGCACTCGACCAGCTCGAACCCTGGTTGATTGCTGGCCTCGCCGGCGACGCGACGCGCCGCGGCCGGCCGCGCATCTTCTTGCCGTCGCACGATTTCGCTCAGTACTGGCGCTTCCGCGTCCGGCCCGACTTCACCAGCTACATCTCGAAGATGGACCGCAACGAGGAAACAGGCGTCGAAACGCCCGTCATGACAGACCTGTGCGGCTTCCGCATCGCCGGCATCAGCCGCGTGTCCGTCGCGAGCGCGACGTCGACGATGACGGGCGACGCCGATCAGGCGCCCACCGTCTACTTCGCCGTTTCCGTCCAGGCGCCCCGCCACGGCGCGCAGCTCGTGCGCCGCGTGATGCTCGACGACCAGCTGCACAACGTCGACCAGTGGGGCAAGTTCGGCCCGATCTGGGCGCCGGCGCCGTTCAAGCGCATGGTCAACATCCTGGAGCGTGGAGCCGACCTCGGCGCGCGCCAGGCGGCGAACTTCGTCGGGCTCGCCTGGCGCGACGGCCGCCTGATCGTCAACGAGGGGCCGGACTGCTATTTCACCGAGGCCGACAAGCAGTGCCCGTATCACAACCTGACGTTCCCAAGCGGGCCGGCCAGCGACGCGCGCCGCGTCATCGCTGCGTACCAGGCGACGTTCAAGCAGAACGCCGCGACGATCCCGCTCGTGTGGGCGCTCGGCGGCCACCTGAAGGCGCTGCTCGGGTTCTGGCCGCACATCACGATCCAGGCGAACAAGGGCGCCGGCAAGTCGACGCTCATCAAACGGCTTGAGCGCTCGCTCGCGTTCACGATGTTTTCCGGGCAGTCGCTGCAGACCGAGTTCCGCCTGCTGACCAGCATTAGCCACACGAGCCACCCGGTCGGATGGGAAGAGCTGTCCGCGCGACGGCAGGACGTGATCGACAAGGCCGTGGGCCTACTGCAAGAGAACTACCAGTACACCGTGACACGGCGCGGCACCGACATGACCGAATACCTGCTGTGCGCGCCCGTGATGTTGGCCGGCGAGGATGTGCCGGTGCGCAGCCTGCTCGGCAAGCTCGTGCGCACGACGCTGACCGGCAAGCGCGGCCCGCTGATGCCCGACGACCTGCCGCGCTTCCCGGTTCGGCAGTGGCTCGAATTCCTCGCTGGCATGGACAAGCGCACCGTGCACGACCACTACGCCACGCTGCGCGACAAGGCGCTCGGGAAATGCATCGCGAGCGGCGAGGACGACGGCGCGAAGCGCATGGCCGGCAACTACGCGGCCGTCGCGCTGGCCTGGCGCTACCTGTGCGAGTTCGCCGGCATGGACCCGAGCGAAGGCGACTTCCCGCGCGATCTGCTCGCCGAGATGAACGGCCACGTCGCCGAGACGAGCGCCGATCGCGAGCCTTGGGTCTGGATCATGGAAACGGTGCTGTCGGAGATCGACGGCGGCAACTACAAGCACCCATTCACCTTCGATACCGTCGACGGCGAGTTTTGCCTACTGCTGCGCACCGGCCACGTGATGGACCACATCGCCCACACGAGCGCGCTACGCGACAAATGGAACGGATTGCCCGTGAAATCCGATCGCGTGTTCAAGGCGCAGCTCAAGCACGCCGGCGTCGTGGTCGGCGAGAAGGAAGTCGAGCGTCGCATCTACACCCGCCGCGTGCCGTACCTCACGCCGATTTCGCTCGATCGCCTGGCCGGCTTTGGCCTGCACGTGTCGATTCGCGAAGACCTCGCGACCGACGCGACCGAACAGCGGGGCCGAGCATGATCGCCTCTCAGCCGATGCGGCCGCCGTGCGGCCGTACCCCTTCCCTCATTCCTTCCCGCCGCGCAGCGGCCCTGTATTCGGTTTTCCGGTGCGTGCGTCGATGCGCGCAGCAGTCGGCGCGCGTCACCACGCGGCCGCCGTGCTGTCTGCTTCCCCCCGTACCCCCCGCAAGTCGAAACGGCCGGGCGCCAGCGCGGGCCTTGAGGAAAGGGGGCCGCGCGGGCCGTTTTTTCCACGGGGAACGGGCAGGCAGCGCACGCGAATCATGGTTTTCGGGGCTGTCCGTTCGTAAGTCTTTGATTCTTGAAGCGAGTGCCGCCATGAATCGCATTCGAATTGCCACCAGTCGATGCGTTTTTGCCACTAGTCCGTCTTTTGCGCCGGCCGCCGCCCTCCCTTTTTCTCTTCTCTCTAATTCATTGAAAAAGAAGAAGAAAGAATACGTAGAGGGGGCGGAAATTGACCGAAACGCCATGCCACGAGTCGGGCGCGTTTTGCCACGAGTCGCGGGCGCTGCCTATTTTTTAGGCCACGAGTCGGAAGGGGGTGCCACGGGGTTTTCATGGCAACTAGTGGCACACACAACCGTTACGAATCAACGACTTACGGTCGATATTCGCGTTAGCCACGAGTCCACCAGTTGTTCTGCGTGTCCCCTCTTTACGCGTTGAAAATCACCATGCAAGAATATTCACGTCGCGACTCGCAGCGCGGCACCGGCGCGTACCTCGGCCGACAAGAACTGCGCGAACTGACCGGCACGCCGCAACGCGCGCGCCAAATCCTGTGGCTCGCTCGACAGGGTTGGCCGCATGTCGTCGATGTGCACGGTCGCGTTTTGGTCGCACGCGCTTACCACGACAAGCAAATGGGAATCATCGAATCTAAACAAGGGCGCACACCGCAGCCGGCCGGTCTTACGTCGCTCAATCTCGGCGCAGTGTGATGGCGGGCAGAGCACAAACTCCAGGTGCAATCCCGCGCTTCCGTTCACGCAAGAACGCGGACGGCTCGCTGCGTTATTACTACGATCACGGCGAGGTGGACGGGCGGCGCATTCTCGAGCCGCTCGGCACTGATCGCGTCGTCGCACTCCAACGTTGGGCCGAGTTAGAAGGCGCCCGTGCACCGTCGTCGGAAACGACGCGGCACACGTTCGCCATGCTTGAGCAGGCTTACCGCATACGCGAGTTGCCGCAGAAATCTGCGGCGACGCAACGCATGTACGACCTGTTCCTCTCCAGGCTCACAGCCGTCATCGGCGCTCGCGAGCTCGACACGCTCACGCCGGCCGACGTCGCCACGATCTGGCGCGCGACGGCAGAGAAGCGCGGCGTCGTGACAGCGAACCGCACGAAGGCCGTGCTGTCGCTGGTTCTGAACTGCGGGCGGCTGTGGGGCATGATGACGATCGCGAACCCGTGCGCCGGCGTGCGCGGGAAGAAAGAGACCGGGCGCCAGGACATCCTCATCGATGACGAGCTATATGCTGCCGTCTACACGGTGGCCGACCAGCCGCTACGCAACGCGATGGACCTGGCCGACCTCTGCGCACAACGTCCTTCGGACGTCCTGCGCGTGCAGCGCTCAAACATCGTGCGTGGCAACCTCATCTTCCGCACGCAGAAGACGGGCGCATTCGTTACGGTACAAATCACGGGCGACCTCGCGGCGCTGATCGAGCGCCTGTTGGCCTGGCGTGGTTCGAAGGTCGACGTCTCGCCCTACCTGCTGCGCGACGAGGAAGGCTATCCACTCACGAAGGGCAAGCTGCGGTCGCGCTTCGATAAGGCACGCGAGCGGGCCGGTATCGACAAGGCGAAGTTTCAGTTCCGCGATCTCCGCGCGCGCGGCGTGACGCACAAGACGATCGATGAGGGATTGGAGGCCGGACAGCGCCTGGCGGGTCACAGCGGACCTGGCATGACGGCGCGTTACGTGCGCGGCGCCCGGCCGGTTAAACCGTCTCGCTGACGCGCATTGGAAACGTGAGGGGGGTATTGGAAACGCGAAGGGGCTACGCAAACATCGCGTAACCCCTTGCTGGATATGGTGCCGGCTGCAGGACTCGAACCCGCCACCTGATGATTACAAA